ATGAGTGCCCGTCTGATCGTGTCCAATATCACCCCGATCGGGGAGTTAGGGTTCGGGAGGATGACGTTCATCGCCTGCCCCCCGCCGAAATCTTCATGCGCAGCCGGCCGATCGACCAGTCGCCGGCATCGTTGGCGCAAATCCTGATCCGCACGTCACGGCCCGTGGCCCTGGTATCCACGTAGCCGTCGCTGCGCGAGTAGTATGGACCAAACTGTCGCTCCGCCCCGTTCGGCGTCATCCGCGTGAACAGCGTGTACTTGGTCAGGTCGTAGTTGCCGCCGTTCGACGGCACCAGCTGCGTGATGTTCATCGACTGCTCGACGCCCGGCAGGTTGATCGTGCCAGACGCGATGAAGATATTGTTGGCGCAGCTGAAGGCGTCGTAGGTCCAGCCGTATTCGTGCTGGTAGAGGTGGTTGTCCGTGCCAGTCATCAGCGGGTACGCGCCGACACCGGCGCCGATCGCCGCCGTCCGCGCCAGCGTGCCCATGCTCCACCAATCCTCGGCCCAGTTCCAGACGACGTAGCGGTCGCACTCGGTAGAGCCGTTGCTGGGGTAGTAGAACCAAACCTCGTCGAACTTGCCGTTAATCGAGGCGTGCGAGACGCGAGGACCGTAGAGCGGGTCGATGTCGGAGAAGATGTAGTCGGTGAGCGGGCAAGCCAACGGCTTCATCGAGCCGCCCTCGTAGAGCATAAATCCAGAGTTATCGACCCACAGGCAACGCCCATCGAACTCAGCAAAGGCGTTGGGCGAGTAGATGCTGGTCGTGCCGAGCTCGTCGAAGCCGTAGATAAACGGCAGGCCGACGTAGCGCATCAGCACGGCGCGGTTCATCGACCACACCAGCGTGCCCTCGCGGACGCCCGTCCCGGTGACGAGGTTCGTCTCCACCTGGAGGTCGAGGAAGCCCGCCGTGTTGGTCGTCGAGGAGAAGTTGAAGTCGGTGTAGTCCTCGCGGCTCGACCAGGCGACACGGCGCGGCTGGTTGCCCGCACCGATCAGCACCGCGTGGCGTTCCGGCGTGACAACCACGGCACGGTTGCCGGTGGGCACGGCGAGATCCTGCACCGAGCCGCCGGAGGATGAGCCGTTCGTGCCAGTGTTGGCGTAGGTGAAGGTCGTTGTGTTCGTGACCGTGACGCTGACCGACGAGATGTTGAAGGTCGCGTCGGTGACGCCGGCGATCTTCACCAGGTCTGCCGTGGTCAGATTGTGCGGCGTCGTAGTGACGATCGTCGTCACGTTCGACGTGCGGCTGATCGTCGAGATGGCGTAGACGCCGACGACCGTGACGTCGGTGGACGGGCTCGATGCGTCGAAATACAGGAGGCGCCCGTCGGAGCTCGCCACGCCGAGAACGTCCTCGCCCCAGTTGGCGAGGGTCCAGGCCTCGCGGCGCGGCGTCAGGCTGGAGGTGCCGGTGCGAGCCGTGCCGTAGGTGCTGGAGCCGTAGGTCGAGGCGCCGTAGCCGCCGCCCGTCGAAGAGTTAAGGGCGACGAGGTCGGCCGGCGCCACGTCAACGTAGCTGCCGCTGTTGTCGGCGTAGAGGTGCTGGTCGCAGCCGATCAACGTCATGGTGAGGCTGTTGTTCGCCTTCCACTGGTGGATCAGGCGCGCGGTCGAGCCCAGCGCCGTTGTAGTCACCTTCGACCAGCCGCCCACCGGCTCCATCACGCCGTCACGCCAGCGGATCAAGTTGCCGTCATACCAACGACCCGGCGCGTCGTCGGGGTTTGCACCTCTTACGATACCGGGCGGGAGTTGGATGGGCATATAGGTCATGCGGTCACCCAATCATCCTGATGTCGGGCTGGGCGCCAATCGTCGCAAGCAGAACCTGCCGGCTGGTATCGTTGGCCTTTACCATTTCATTCCTGAAGCTCTCGACTGCCGCACCTGTCTGACGCTGCTGTTGCGAGTTCTCAATCATGAGCATCGGCATCCACGCCACAGCGCAGCCCCACTCATCGACTTCTTTACCCGTGTTGGGGTTGCTGCCCCGGAGCTGAGTAAACCAAGAGCAGCCGAGGCCTTTGCAGTCTTCCTTGATGAGCGGGCAGAAGTTTGCGGGCTTTATCTGCATGGCTAGTTCTTCGTCGCGATGATGAGGTCAACGTACTGGACGGCCATGTCGAGCGTGGTCGAGAAGGAGTGGTTGTGGGCGGTTCCAGTAAAGGAGTGCGTATGTGTTTCGCCGGAGCCAACTGAACTCGACAAGCCGATTGTTGCCGCCGTTGCGCCACCCTTGAGTATGTAGCCGTTGCTACTGCTGGGCTGCGCCGACTCGTTGACATAATTGCTGGCAGACAGGGCTGTCGAAGCACTATTTGTCTCATTCGATATAAAGTGCTGATGGCTCGGAAGCTGGCCGACAGTGAGCGCGTGCCCACCGATCGTACCCGCAGCAGTAAAGTTGTCAACATTGCCGGAGACCGTGCGACTGGCGAAGGCAGTGCTAAAGGCGACCGTACCGCCAGAGCCAGCAGTGCCGGTGACGACGCGGAGCGCCTTGTTGTCGTGCGTAATGTCCTTCGTCCAGCCGGTCGGCGCGGCTGTCTGCTGGAAGAGCATCTTGGTGCCAGCCGGAATGATCGCCTGCCAGCTGGGAGCCGCTGCTGCACCATTTGATGTCAGCACTTGGCCCGACGTGCCAAGACCCGAGACGTTCTGGAAGGCGCCGGTGCCAGTCGTACCGGCCAGCAGGACGCCATAGGCCGTGAAGCTACCGGAGCCGGTGCCGCCCTTGGTAACCTTCAGCACCGGGCCGGCGTCGAACAGCGCATCGATCGCGTCGAGATCCGCGTTGAGCTTCGTGCCCCAGGTGTCGCTGGAGGCTGAAACCTCGGGCTTAACCAGGTTCAAATTTGTGGTGTTCGTGTCAGCCATTGGGGCACCGCATCATCATGTTGGAACGATTGGGGTCCAGGTTGATGCGGTTGCCCCGGCCAGGCTCCACGCGGGAGCGTCGGCTGTCGGGGGCGACCATACATCAGAACCGGACGGAATTGAAGCCCAGCTTTCAGTGGACGGAGAGATTTCCGTCCAGCTTGCGTTGTCAACTGGAACGGAAACCCAATCCATCAGCCGAAGCTCCGCCGACGCTGCAGGAGGGTTCCGCTCGGTCGGGCAGCCCGCTCGCCCTCCAGCTTGATGTCGGCGATGATCTGGTCGGCGGCCGTCTTCCACAGCCCGACACGCTCGTCGTTCACCAGGTAAGCCTCGGCTGCCACCAGGGAAGCGTACAGGTACAGATCGGGCGAGCGCGCCAGCAGCCAGTTGGACGTGTTCGAGCCCGAAAGCGCCGCCAGCTTGCCGATGTAGGTGATCTCCAGGTCGGCACCGGTGGCGTCGGGGATCAGGTGGATGCGGTTGTTGACGAGCGTGTAGTAGCGCGCCGGGCCGGTCGGAGCCTGCCCCTCCAGGTCATAGAAGAGCTCGGCGGAGAGGTACTCCAGCGCCTTGTAGCCGGTCGAGGACGTGACCCGGCAGGCGATCGTCTGCAGCCAGTCCGTCGGCAGATCCACGTAGGACGAGGTAATCGTCGAGGTCGCCCGCTTCGTCATGTCGGGCGTGCGCAGGTCGCGGTTGAAACGCGCCTCCGCCAGCGTGATGAAGTCGGGGATCTGGCTCGCCAGGTCTTCCCGGTTGAGCCAGGAGGCGATCGATGCCTGCAGGTTTGCGTAGGTGTCGAGCGCCATTACAGCCACACCCTAGCGCGATTATTTACGACAGCCGGGTCGAACAGGCAGACGCCGTTCGGCCCCTCGTAGCCGCCCGGAACGCCCGGACCGGGGATCGGCGTCCAGACCATGCCGGGAATAAGCGACAGGATGTTCGTCCTCTCGAACACGCCCAGCAGATTGCCGTCCTCGTCGTACTGCGGGAGCACGGTCGGGTTGCCCTCCTCGTCAGGCGGTCCCTGCATCAGCAGAGCCACAATAGGGTCGATGGCGAGGAGGTTTACGTGATGCCCTGCGATGACAACGGCAGGAGTGTCCTCCGTTGCAGGCGTCTTGGTGATCGGGCCGATCTCGTCGATGATGACCCCTTCATGCGGGATCAGGTTGCCGTTCTCGTCGAGCGTTGCCAGCATAGAGCCGTCAGGGAAGGCGGTCGTGGTCATGCCCGTGACGAACAGTTCGCGGGTCGAACACCATGCGAAGATTTCGATGCTCATTAGGTTGTCCTCGTCTGGAGTTCTGCTGTCGTTACGGCGCGTGGCAGGTACGTGATCTGGCGGATGTGGCCGTTCAAGTATGCGACGCTACTTGCCTGAGTACGGCCAAGACGCATTTCTGTTATTCCGCTAGGAACGCTACCGCTAGTGTCAAGCGTCCCCGCTGTGCCATTCACTGCGCCGTTAAAGTTGTTTGCCTTGTAGAAACCTCCAACCTTAAACGGTGTCCCGGCAGTTACCGCAGAGTTGAAGTAAAACACTGCTTGGTCAGAGCCGCTGTTGATAACGTAGAAGTCAGCAGTTGTAGCACCAAATCCAGCAACGTTATTGCCTGTGGTAATGGCCGTGTTTGAAGACTCATACAGGGTTGCGATGGACCTGTTGCCAGCCGCCGTTGACAGCACAGAACCATTCACCACCAACGTCCCCTCAGTCGCCCCATACGGGAACGCTTGCGTGCTGACGCTGGCAACATCAGCATTGCGGGTGGCAGTCGCAGCCCCGGTCGGGATGTAGCTGGTGGGGAAGGAGCCTGCTTCGAGTTGTGCGCCCCAGATGATCTGAGAACCTGCGCCAGCCACGCCGCCAGCAGAACTAAGATTCGGGTACAAACGAAACGATGCCGTGGTGTTGTTGTTGGAATTTCCAGTAACTGATAGACGCCAATATCCGCCAGCATCTTGCACAGCAAAGCTAGAGGGGGCCGTAAAGCCGCCAGCAGATACAGCAGTAGCAACGCCAGTGTCCGTGTTCAACCTCACGGCATAAATAACAAGCGTGCCTCCTGAGAACAACAAATACAGTGCGGGCTGATATGCTGCACCGGAGGTTTTCTTGAAGTACAGACTGTCTGTATAAACGGTACTTGTTGAGCATGAGACAGACTGATCTATCTGATTTCCCGCACTGCTGTTCATTGTGTCTGCGGTGAGTGTACCATCTGGGGAAATGTCAGTATTTGCAGAAACAGAAACACCAGCAGACGGCACCCAATTTGCAGAGACATCAAACTGCGCCGAGTAAAGAACCAGATTAGCCCTCAACTCCTCCACCAGCAGCCCCTTAGCCGCCAGCGTCACCGGATCGTAATCCAGTCGCGGCCCGTAATACGCAGCGGCAGTCGGTGCGGCTCCGTAGTTCGGCACGTAAGGATCGAGGGACGCGCTGTCGGAGAGCTGTGCGCCCCAGATGTAGACGCCATCCGTTCCGTTTGGCGTCGGAATTATTGAGTTGTCAGCATCCACTGGAGTAACGGCTGTGTACTGGTCAAATCCGCTAGTCGATGTCACAGAACAGCGATACCAACCATTCCCAAGCGATTCTGGATTAGGGGCAGTGTATCCGGCAGCAACTGTCCCAACAAGACCTGTCGAAAGATTGAACCATGCAGCACCTGCACCTGTCGTTTCTTTCAGAACACAGAACCACGTTTTTCCAGCAGCCTTAACAAAATAACTATGCGTCTTACTGACAGAAGGGAACCCACCTTTATATAGCCCCGGTGCTGGCACGGCGGCTGTCGGATACAACAGGTTGGCAGTTGTTCCGCCATACGGATCAGCGTACTTAGTGGCGGGCACCGCGACGGAGTATTTCAGCCAATACGCGTTATCGAACGATTGGGTATACCCCAGCAAATTCTTCGGCGTAGTCGGGTTGTACATCGGGTACGCGGAGGTGTTCGCCTTCATGCCGCCGAGGTCGCTGCGCGTGAGCGATGCGCCCCAGAACAAAATTCCTGCCGTTCCATTGCCTGTTTCTGAGGCGAACCCAGCAGTTTGCAGAACATAGTCCTGAACAAAGCCAACTGAACCGTTTACGGTCATAGAAAGTAGCCACCAATTATTTCCTACATTTGTGGCACTTGTCGCAGTAACGCTGGCACCGATATTTGTACGGTCTCCGGTTGAAAGATTAAATATCGCTCCCTTTGGAGTGGAGTTATCAAAAGTTAAGCCTACGAAATTATATCCGTCAGCCTTGGCGTACAATGTGCGCGTAATGGTTCCTGACGCAGAAACATTCTGCGTAACAAAATGCGCGCCACTCACTGCCGTTTGTATTAACTTATCAGCCGTTGTCGTACCATCTGGCGCTGCAGAGGCATTAGCCGTTACCGTAATAGCAGTCTTGCTCCACGCCGCATTGTCAAACTGCTCACTCGCCAGCAGGAGGTTATGCGGAGCCCACTTGATCTTGCCGTCGCTGTCCGTGAGGGTGGCGTTCGACGTGCGCGAGAACGTAAGTAGCTCGCTGGCCTTGCCTGTCGTAGTCGGCATGTTCTAAATCCTCACAGAAGAGGTGTTCGACACAAACTCCAGGGCAAAGCCCTGAGCCTCGTTGCCAATCAAGTCGTCAGCAACAAGGGTTCGCACCGACACGGTGTTGTCTAGGAAATCAATTGCAAAGCCTTCGTACTCGCTGCCCAGCAGCGACGCCGACCCGGCGCCGAAATGCCCGCCGAAGATGGCGTCAATTGACTTGAGCGATACCGAGTAGGCGAGCGCGGGCATCGCGGTCTACCAGAGACGGACGATGTTGGTCGCAGTCGTGCTGGTCGATCGCACCTGCCTGATGCGCAGCACCAGCATCGAGCCCGCCTGCACGCCGGAGAACACGACCGTGTCGCCGCCCTCGGTGACGACAGCCACGTTGCCGGCGCCGCCGACGAACAGGGCGGAGGCATAAATCTCAGTGGTGTCGGAAGGCGTCACCGCCGCGGCACGGCTGGGTACTTGGAAGTTGTCGCTCATGCTGCGTCCCTCTTGCTGATGATGTCCTTGCAGGCTTCCGCGTGCTCGAACGTAAACTCGAACGACCCAATGTGGCGAACCTCTTTCGACACGTCGTGGTCAATGAAAACCTTGAAGCCGGCCTCGCGCACCTGTCGGCAATGGAAAACGTCCTCGCCGAAGAAGTCCGCGGCCGCTTGGCTGTAGCCGATCGTGAAGAACGGCAGACCCAGCTTCCTGTAGACTGCAGTGCTTTCCAGCATGGCGCCCATGCCGACCGCGTAGACCTCCTTGAGGCCGGTGCTGTCCTTGGTCGTGTAGACGAGCTCGTCGCAGCGTTCGTCCGCATAGGCCACCGGCTTCGCGGGCACCCGGCGCGTCGAGTAGTTGGCGGCCACGATGTCCTTGCCGTGCGCGTGCAGCCGATCGACGATGTCCTTGGGAAACCGCATGTCGCTATCAAGCCAGAGCACGTAGTCGGCCTTGGCGTTGATCGCCTCGATGATGAGGCTCTGCCGTTGGTCGGCGATCAGCGTGCCCTGGCTGTTGAACAGGTGTAGCTTGCCACCATGCGGCACATGCTTCGCCGACCAGTAGGCCGTCAGGCGGGCCAGGTCGTAGGTGAAGCCCATGCTCACCGTGTCGCGCGAGGGTAAGAGAATGGCGAGGGAGTAGCTCATCAGAGCGTCCCCGGTCTGGTACGGAAGAACCGCTGGTCAGGATCGTTGAGCCACCGCTTCATGGCGACAGGATCGTCGGTGATCCCCTTCTTCTTCAGGTCGAAGTACAGCGACAGCGGGATCGACGCAACCCTCGTCATGTCGCCCCACCGACCCGGCGCGTCATTGTAGGCAGCCTTGTTCGCCTCGACGATGCCGGTCGTGTCCTGCTCCGTCTGGATCAGGAAGTCGTCCGTCGTGTCGTCCCAGTGGAACGTCCGCTTGATCCCGAGTACCGGGTCGTATGAGAAGGGTAGCTTCAACGAAAAACTCCATTACTGGACAATAACCGCCATCACGGCAGTGGTAGGTAGGGAGGGCGTTTCCACCCTCCCCAGTCGTTGTTACGAGGTCGTCAGGTCGGCGATGATGCCGTGAGCCTTCTCGGTCTTCACCTTGAGGCCGTACTCGACGAGAAGCATTTTCTTGGTCGAGTCGCCCGTGGCGCTGAGTTCCTTGGTCTGGAAGTTGCGCAGGAAAGCAACCGACGCATACTCCGGGTCCAAGATGAACACGTCGCGCTCGCGCTGGAAGCGGTTGGCGACGAAGGCGACCTTGCCGAAATCGCTGAGATACACGTCAGCGGTTGCGACGATCGAGAACGCCTTCGGGGCACCCGCGGTCTGGTTCACACGATTGGCGGCGATGCCGGCGAAGCCAGAAGCAACCGTCTTGTTGTACGGTCCCATCATGCAGACCTTCGGGTCGCCACCTTCAGCCCACACCTGCTGGATGACATCCTTCAGCATGGTTTCAGTGAAGGCGCGCTGCGTGCCGTCCGTGCGGCCAGCGTTCGGGTAGCCGTCGTTGGTGGACGACATGGTTGGGTTGCCACCGTCCGACGCCTTGTTCACGTTCTCGCGCAGCCAAGCCGGAAGGCCGGCGGTCTTGCGAGCAACCGAGGCGGAGCCGACAGCGGCAGCCTGGTTGAACAGGAGAGAAGTCTCCATGTCGCGCTTGAGCTCGGCAGACGCCTTCGCCATTTCGTAGGCGAGGTAGCTCTTCATGCCGGCCTTGTCCACGGCTTCTACGGTGCCCGAAACGCCTACGACTTTGCGGGAAATTTG